TGCAAGGTTTGCATCCCTTGCACGATTCACTATGAGTCCTCTTTGTGGCACACTAGTATACCCTACTTTGACCCTAGCTTTTAGCTACGCTCATGTACGCTGTACTACTCTGTCATTTTTGGTTAGTAGTGTTTTGAGTTTTCCTCATAATTTGCACCTTTATTCGGAGAGACGTCCCGCTCTTCGTCTTATTTCAACTCACGGACTCAACATCCATGGGTGGACATTTCTTAACTCCCGCCGTAAGAGCTTTGTGCCCCGCGCTACATTTCTCATACTTACAGGTTTGCAGGTTCTGTTTAAAACGTATTAGACGGCCAGTATACTGCAAATGCGTAGCCAGGATTCCGACCCTGGGTAAGTCCCTCAGTATGTAGATGCACCGCCGATATAGCCGATAGGGAGTACGATACATCATGCATAGTTATCTATATGTTTATCAGGATCATGTTGCTAGGCGCACGCCTGTCTCAGAAGTACTGAACACTGTGCGTCAGGATTATCCAGATGGGTGGTCTTATTCCACCTCTGGTGCTTACGTCGCTCCAGCTTTTTGTGTTGGTCGGCGGCGTTTTAATTCTCATGTCCCTATCTATAGACATGTCAATACTTGTTCCCAATTCTTGGATTTTCAGCTTCCTTTTTCTCCTTTGCGTGCCACTAAAGCTTCTGTTCATCCTAGACATTACAGTGAGACTGTTACAATGCCTAAGTCTGACTGGTATGTCAATCGTTCCCCCACTCCTAGTGACACTTGGTGTGATACTGATACTCTCTATTCTGTATATGTAGATGCTCAGTGTAGTAGGTGCTTTGCTATGGAAAATTGCTTTGTCTCTAAGAATTCTTCCCATGAAGTCTTGTGCAATTCTTGCTTGAAGGCTGACAATACACATGCTGAGTATCCATTTTCTTTCCCTGAAACTGAAGCAGGTGCTATCATAGGTACTTGTTTGACCTACACTGGTTATGCTGATGTCTTCAAATGTGAGAAGTGCTCCATGTTGATTGGAGCGTGGAAGGAAGGTGATGATCCCATTGCTGCCCACAATTCTGAATGGGGATCCACCTGCAAGGACTGCACAGATGAGGAAGTGTATTGTTGTGTAGATAGATGTCATGTTGTATCCAATTTGTTGTCTGACCCTTGCCCTGATTGTTTGTCTGAAAAGTTCTGTGTGTGCAAATGTAAGAAATTCATAGATAGAAAGAATCTTGCCTATGCTGTGCCCAAGCCCCTTAAATTTCTTCAGGGACTTGTTGGCTCTAAGATCATCCCAAATTTCACAGTAAAGAATAGTCGCCATCATGGTGTTGTGACTAGCCTCATAACATGCAATGGTGTCACTGTGGGTGGTACAGGTCTCACTAGACGTTCTGCACGTAACAATGCAGCACGCCGTTTCCTGTACATTGCCAATGTCTTTCCAGATACTCATATGCTTTCAACTCTTCGTTCCCTCCCCAGTAGATCTAGTGAGACAGTGGAATTGACCAATGCTACTCTTGCCCATGTGAATCAGGTGATAGATAGACAAGATGAGGGGTTGACTCGTTTACGAGAAAACCTTGAAGTCAAGTCGAGTGATGTGTCTAGGCAGGTCAGCGAACTGCTGCCTAAAGTTAGTCATGCTGTAGATAATGTCTCTGAAACTCTAGATTCTTTCAAATGTGTGCTTGCTAAAATCAACAATTGGCTTCCCTCTCTTTCCATTGATGTCATTGATATGATTAAGGATGTCTTTGTTTCTCTTTTCTTTGCATTGACAACTCGTTCTGTTACTCCATTGGTTCAAGGATTTACTTCTTTTGCTTTGCGTAGTAATGTCTTCTCTCATCTCGTTTCAGCTCTATCTTCTTGGTTGAATTCTCTTAAGTATGATACCCCTTTCAATGAAGACATTCCTAATACTGAAGCCAGTTATCCATCTGTTGATAATGTCAGAGAAACTCTTGCTTCCATCTATGACTCTTTTGGAACTGGTTTGTGTATTGCTCTCTCTGGTGTGCTTTCTTTCATTGCTATTGTATGTTATGGAGTTACTGACTTGTCTACTGCTTCCTTTAACAAGTTGCTGACCCAGTCTTCACTTATTGGTCGAGCTCTTGTTGGTGTTCGTAGTTTTAAGGATGTATTTTTTGGTATTTGGGAATATGCTGATAATATTGTATGTAAATTGCTTTATAATCAGGATCGAAAGTCTCTTGATCTTGTTAAGAACTACCCTAATCTTTCTTCTGTTTTGGCTGTTTTTAAATATTTTCATGATGATGTCAATTCTTCAAATTTGCTAGGATGTAACTCTTCTGCTTGTGAGCTTCTTGTGAAAGCAGATAACTTGTACCATGGATATGTAGATAAGGCTCATACTTTAGGTCATCGTGAGATTGTTGCTAGGTTGAAAGAGTCTCGTCGCTCTGTCAAGTCTTTGATAGATAAGGCTCAATTGTATCTTTCTTGTGGTGATGGTTATAGGATTCCTCCTCTCATTATTTTTCTTCATGGAAGTGCTGGCTGTGGTAAGACTGAATTATCTTCAATAATTCAGAAGGAGCTGGCGAATAAATACTACCCTGGTGTTCCTCACAAGGATATTATTTATTCGCGAAAAGCTGAAAATGAGTTTTGGGACGGAGTCAAGCAGTCGAGCAAGATCATCGTTTATGACGATGCCTTGCAGGTCGTTGACACTGCCGCAAAGCCCAACCCAGAGATCTTTGAGTTTATTAGGTTAAATAATAGTGATTCTTTTCAAGTTCATATGTCTAGTGTTGATGATAAGTCTGGTACTTATGTTTCCCCTGATTTTGTAGTTGCCACTTCTAATGTTGACCCCCACCATTACAGACCCCGTTCTATTCATAGTCAGGATGCCTTCTGTAGGAGGATGGATTTGAGAGTGCGTGTGGATGTAGCGAATGAATATGCTCGTGTAGTTACTCGCCCCAACCAATGTAAAGTCCCTGATGAGAGAAAGATATGGAAGAAACAGAATCCTGGTAAGAGTGATGCTGATCTGACTACTGCCCTTCAAAATGGTTCTTATACTCTTAACACTGACCCTGAAATCTATAGCTTGCATGTTCGATACACTATGGCTGGTAAGGAAGAAGTAAAGACGTGCACTTACACTGAGTTCATGGCTTTGCTTGAGCAACTGAGAGCTTGTAGAGTTGCCGCCCATCAGGACAAGCGGCCAAATGAAATTCCTGTGTTGCCTGATACCTTAAACTCTTTGGCTGCTTCTGTTCAATCTGGTTCTGATCGCTTTGTTTTTCATACTGATTGGCTAGGTTTTCATAGTGATGCTACTGAGGCATGTAACTACCTTTCTCAAGAGTTGGATGCTGTCTTCTTGCCTGGTACTGATGGTTTCTTCATGTCCAAGAATGTTGTTGATCAAGTGTTGTATGATAAGTTGGAGACTGAGAATTTTGTGGCTCATGATTTCTTTCGGCGATGGCTGGATGCTTGTCCTGACGAGCAGTTTAGTGATTGTTTGGAGTATTTTGAGGCTTCTAATTCTCCGTCTTGTTCTGTGTGGAGTAAGTGTAAAGATTATGCTAGTGATGTTGTTCATTCACTTTCTAGTGTTATGTCTAGAGTTAGGTCTTTTATTGTTTCCCATTGGGCTTCTATTTCTATGGTAGTTGGTGCTGCTATTGCCATTGGTGGTGGTGCTGCTTATTTTTGTTCACGCAAGTGTAGAGTGCAACGTGTGCTTACTGAAGGTGGTACCATCATGCAGTTGGTTGGTACTTTGTTGTGTATTGCAGGTTGTGAGTTTTGTTCTAGGCTAAAGAAGGGAAATCTGGTGATGTCTGTTAGGAGTGTGAGTGATGGTAGGATCATGCTTGTCCCTAGTGATGTTCGTCGTGTAGTTCATCATTATATAACTACTGCTACTGCTTGTAAAATTCCTATTCATTTTTCTATAACCCAGTCTTTGTGTGATGAATCTTTCGTGAAGTTTGATGATACTAGAGATACTTTTTGTGTTCTTGAATCCCATCAGGATGCTAAGGTGAAGCAGGTTAATGTTGAATCTCATCAGGATGCCAAGATTAAACAGGTCACTGTAGAATCCCATCAGGATGCTAAAGTTAAGCAGGTTAGTGTTGAATCCCATCAGGATGTAAAGCCTAAGTGTGTATGTGTTGAATCTCATCAGGATGTTGCGCTAAAGAACCTTGTAGTTGAATCCCATCAGGATTATAAGCCAAAAGTTGTTACAGTAGAGTCAAATGTGTGTGATCTGTGTCGTGAAACTAAGCTTTCCACGCCTCACGTGGAGGGCAATGTTGCTTCTGATTATGTTGTACAGTGGACCAATCCAGTAATTGAATCTTCATGTGATAATAATGCTCAGGATGTTGCTAATAAGCTTTTGGCTAAGAATTTTGTTAGGTTGTACAAGCCGGGAGAGAAATTGTTCACTCACGGCTTGTTCATTAGAGGTAGGACTTTGCTTATGCCTAAGCACTTGTTTGATGAGTTGAATGGTAGTGTGGATATTGTTGCTATGACTGATTCTAGCTGTACTCGTGTGCCTGTTGCCATTTCTTCTCATGTGAACATTAAGCGAGGTGACATAGATGTAGATGTAGTTATGTGTGAGATGGGTGCAGGTACTATAGCTCGTAAGGATATTGTTTCTTATTTTCCTACTCAAAGTGAGCTATCCAGTCTTAGCGGACTGATGGCTCATGGAGATTTGCGTTGTTTTTCTTCTGCTGTTTTTGGTAAGAATAGTATGTTGATGCCTCGGGATTCTCAGGTTAAATTTGTCCATTGTGTGGACCATATTGAATCTCATAATCCCGAGAAAAAATCATACTATGTGCGAAAGGGCTTTGAGGCACAGGGTAATTCTTCTAAAGGTGATTGCTGTTCCCCATATATTCTTTTTAATCCTTCTTCTAGAGCTAAGATAGTTGGACTCCATTGTGCTGGTTTTGACAACACATCTCGTGTTTTTGCTCAGACCGTTACTCAGGAGGACTTCAACCTGATCGCAACTTCTCACTGCGGCATGGTATGTACAGAATACCCCCTTACTACTTTGACTATTCCCCCCTTACCTAATACCCTTCCTATCGGCTGTGTTAAGGCAGCCCCTAATCCCACCAAATCTAGTATAGTCCCCAGTCCTATTCATGGTTGCTTTGAAGTGCGCACTGCCCCCGCTGTTTTGCATAGTGATGATGAAGATTTGTTAGTTAGGAATGCCCTTAAGGTGACCAAGAATGTTGTCCTCTTAGATGAGGGTTTGCTTGACATGTGTGTACATAATGTCAAGCAGATCCTCAACGCGCCAGGAGTCTCTGATGTTGAGAAGCGAGTGTTAACTCATGAAGAGTCAATCACTGGATTGACTGGTTATGATTACATGAATGCTTTGAATCGGAGCACGTCGGCTGGTTTCCCCTATTGCTTGCGAAAGCGAAAGGGTAAACCAGGTAAACAGACGTGGCTAGGTAGTGAGGAGTTCATTGTTGATCACCCAGATCTGAAGGAACATGTAGATAAGATTGTGAGTAAGGCTAAGTCAGGTATTGTAGATGTAGAGTTAGGTATTTTTTCTGCTACTATGAAGGATGAGAGGCGTCCTCTTGAAAAGGTTCGCCAGAAGAAGACCCGTGTGTTTGCTGCTTCTAACCAGGGACTAGCCCTGGCTCAGCGAAGGTATTTTCTTGCTTTTATGGAACATGTTATGAAGAATAGGATAGACAATGAGATAGGCTTAGGTGTGAATGTTTACTCGTATGATTGGACTAGGATTGTAGATAAGCTACGTAAGGTTGGGAGTAAGGTGATTGCTGGAGATTTTTCTAATTTCGATGGCTCACTGAATTCCCAGATTCTCTCTCGTGTGGCTGAGATTGTGACAGACTGGTATGATGATGAACAAGAGAATGGCCTGACTCGCCATACTCTGGTAGAATATCTCTTCAATGCTTCTTGGTTGATCAATGGTCAGGTCTTTCAGCTCAATCATTCTCAGCCTTCTGGTAATCCCTTGACCACTCTTATTAACTGTATGTATAATATGATTATTTTTAGGTATGTTTATCTGCTTGCTAGGCGTAGTCAAGGTCTTTCACTTACTCTGTCAAATTTTTGTTTGCATGTTTCTAGTGTTTTTTATGGTGATGATTCTTTATGTTGTGTTTCTGATAAGGTCTGTGAATGGTTTAATCAGCATACTATAACACATTTCATGTCTGTCACTGGCCATGATTATACTGATGAAACCAAGAGCGGCACTCCTCCTCCCTATCGCTCTCTTTCCGAGGTTACTTTCCTTAAGCGTGAATTTGTTTTCCGTGAGTCCTTTTGGGTGGCCCCTCTTTCTAAGGTCACCATTGAGGACATGTGTATGTGGAGTCGGAAAAATATTGATCCCCAAGAAGCCTTAAGACAAACAACTCGCATTGCTAGTTTTGAGGCCTCGCTTCATGGAGATGAATATTTGAAGACTTTTGCAGGTGTCGTTCGGCGGGCGTGCCGAGCGGCTGGGTATCGGGAGTCCATTCTTCACCCTGCTGAGTGTAGAAATTTTCTTCTCAGCCAGCAGGGTAGGAGTGGTGCTCTTGATTCTGACTTTCTTAGTGAATTGTTAGATATGTGACTCAGCCTCGTGATTGGTTACCCATCACTGCAAATTACTCTCCAGACGGCTGTGCAGTGTAAGGCTTTCACGAGGTGGCTTGCTTTTCAGCGTACGTGTGCCACAGGCAGCCCCGAAAACACGCGTCAGGAGACCTTTCCTGCTTTCTTGGGCGAGAACAGCAGCTGCGCTTCTTCGTGCAGTGGAAAGTTTAAACTGCCTGCTCCAACTCAAACTCAAACTTCTACTTCTCTTACATCTGATGTCTCCAGTTCTGGAGGTGTCATGGCAGATTCGTCTGTCGTCAATTATGAGGGGAACACCATGCAACTTAATGATGCCCCCCACACTGATCAGAATGTTTTCTTGTCTAGGAACACCACTGACAATGTTTTCGAAGTGCAGGACCACGCACTGATAGAATCACTCTCTCGAGATATTCTGTTGGCTAGTGGTGAATGGACTACTGATGATCCTGAAATTTCTGAAACGCTCACTCTTGAGCAACTCCAAACTGAATATAATCAACCTTTTCTTGCTTCTGTTAGTCTTCCTGACGATATTGTCCGTGGTTCATCTTTCATTTCTTCTAAGCTTGCTAATATTGCTTACATGAGGTGTGACTACGAGCTGACTGTTCGCATGCAGTCTACTCCCTTTCTTCAAGGTGCTGTCTGGTTTTGGAATAAGATGAATGCTCAACAGACTTCTGTTCTTCGGCGCACTCTTACTGAACACTTACGCTCTATTACTTCTTTCCCTGGTATAGAATTGAATTTGCAATCTGAATCTCGAGCTATTTCTCTTTCTGTTCCTTATACTAGTGAGTTCGAGGTTTTCAATCCTAGAAATACTAACAATTTGAATTCTATCCGTCTTTCAGTCTTGTCCAAATTGGCGGGGCCTGAGACAAATGTGAAGGTTTCTTATTCTATTTTTGGAAGGCTTAAAAACATCAAGCTGTATGGTCATGCCCCTTCTGTAACTTCTCTTAGTTTTCCTCAGACTGAGGCAGGCACAGATGAGTCTGCGTCTGCCAAAGGTATTGTTTCACAAGTTGCTGATACTGTCGGATCAGTAGCTAATGTTGTTGAAGGTCTTGGTGTTCCTATTCTTTCTACTATTGCTAAACCTGTTTCTTGGGTTTCTAATGTGGTTGGTAATGTAGCTTCTGTCTTTGGCTTCTCTAAAGATCGTGATCTTACTAAAGTTACTACTTATGAAAACTTACCAGCTAAAGGGTTTACTCATGGTGTAGGTATAGATAGTTCAGTTCCTCTTTCATTGTTTCCCAATAATGCAATTAATCCTACTCTTGCTATCCCTGAAAATCTAGATGAAATGTCGATTGAGTATCTTGCTCAGCGACCCTATGTTTTGAGACGTTACACTATCCAGGGAGGAGATACTCCATCTCCTGCTAAAACTGTTATTGCTGATATTCCTATTAGTCCTGTCAACTATTCACTCTATGGTGCTATTGTTAAGGATTATCGTACCATCTTTGGTGCGCCTATTTCTCTTGCTGCTGCTCTCTCCAATTGGTGGCGTGGTCAAATCAAATTGAATGTTCGTTTTGCTAAGACACAGTTTCATCAGTGCCGTCTCTTGGTACAATATCTTCCCTATGGTGATGGGGTTGAACCTCTTGAAAATGTTTTGTCTACTGTTATTGATGTTTCTTCTGTTGATGACAAAGGCATAGATATTTCCTTCCCTAGTGTATACAAGAATAAATGGATGCGTGTGTATGATTCTGCTATTCAAGGATATACGGCTGGGGCTGCACCTGGTCGTATTGTTATTTCTGTACTTAATCCTCTTAATTCTGCTGCTACTGTTTCAGATAGTATTATTATGTATGCTTGGGTTACTTGGGAGGGATTTGAGACAGCTGAGCTTGGCTCTCTTGCCAAGGCTGCTATCGGCTTTGATTATCCCCCTGATCTTCCTGCTCAACCTTTGTATTCTTCTGTACGTCTTCCTCCTTCTGGATCAGTTTTCACGCTTTTGCAAGATACTGTAGCTTCTATTGGTAGTAGTGCTGACCTCACAAGTCTTCGATTCACCAATCTCACTACTGGTGATCCTATTGATGTTGTCACTACCAATTTCCCAGATAAAATTAATGGTCTTAAACAAGTTTCCCTATCTCAGGGTGAATATCGAGTCAATTATGAGTCTCCTACTTCTGTGTTTGTGATTACTAACAGACCTATCAACTCTGATCCTATCGGTCCAGGTTTTCATGTTACAGGAAATTTAGCTAATGCTACTTCTTTTACTATCTCTGAGTCCACACAAGTTTCTGTTGGCACTACTGATGTTATTCTTGCCAACTCTGCCATTGTTGCTGTCACAGGCGATAGTGGAAGCATTAATCTTGCTACTCTTAGTACTAATGGATTTGATATTCCTACTGCTGTTATTCTTGAGGCAGGAACCTATGAACTTTCTCTTACTAATTTGGATTCTGTCTCTCTTGTTTCTACCAAACCCCTTACAATTCCCCCTTCTAGTCTATCCATTCCTTCTACTCATTCAGGTTTAGATTACACAATTGGAGATAATTCTAATATGCTGACTACCATGGGTGAACAATATCGCTCATTGAGGATGTTTACGAGGCGTTTTAGTCCCGTAGACATTCTTAAGGGCGTTAACGTTACGTTGCCAGGGATCAACTTGGGCACCGACAACTCTTTGCGCCAGAGTTTGCTCAATGTGATCTCCTATATGTATCGTTTCACACATGGTAGTATAGCTTATAAAATTGTTCCCTTGATTAAGGGTGATTTGCTAGTTACCACCATTAGTGAAGACACGTTGGAGCTTAACCCCAACGCCAATCGCTTTGACACTAACCGAGCTCTCCATTACCTTAATACTAATCTTAATCCTATTGCTCAGATAGTGTTACCTTTCTATAGCCCAGCTGAGAATCTTGTTCTTGATTCTAATTCTTTTCCTCAGCTGAGCGATCTTTCTATTTCCAACCTCGATGGGGGTGAAAACACTTATTTCATCCTTGCCGGGGCTGGTGATGACCACACCTTTTCGCAGCTCGCTGGGTGCCCCGCCTTTACCTTTGGCCCCAGTCGATCTGCATAAATCTCTCAGTAGAGAGTCTACTCTATGAGTAGTTGACCCGTCGCAAGACGCTTGGGTTGAGTTTCATGACATTTGTCAGTCGTGAAGTGTTAGTCTCAACAGTTTTCCCTAACCACGCGTCGCGCGGCAGGGTTTTTCATCTGAGAGACTAGCTCCTACCCATTTAGGTCACTTGACAGTAGTTGTCCGGCTACCTAGTGGATGTGCATTGCCTTAGCCAGCTGTGTACATGAGCGTTTTTGCTAGCTTACCTTAATTGGTTGGCCCACTAGCCG